TAATACCATGAGACTAGTTTTCTTACCAGTACCTAATTGTTCAACATTTAAATAATGCGCAGTATATCCTTCTTCCTTAAGCATTTCAATAGATGTCTTTAATTTAGTTCTACTAACGCCTAAATATCTTTCTACGCCAACACCGACATCTATATATCCTCTTTTTTCAATATTATCTTTAAGAATATCAGCTGTTAATCTAGCAGAATCAGCTCTTTCTTGTAGTGCTGGATTTAATAATGCTCTAACAGAAGATTCATTAATGCCCATTCTTTCCCCAATGGCGACATTAGAATATCCTTTATTTTTTAATCTTAATGCTTGCGCAGCATCTGCTTTTCTTTGCTCAGCTTTCGCTATTGATTTTTTAGCTCTTAATTGAGTTGTAGACATTCCGAGTCCTTCGGCTATGTCTACTTCACTCATACCTTTCTTTTTTAAATCATCAACATAAGCTAGAAAACTTTTGTTTCTTTGATAAGGATCATCACCTGACCCCCACGGATATCTTCCCGAGTGTCGAGGTGTTCCATAATGTTTTAGTTCATCCATAATATCATTCCTCCAACTTCAGTTTTTCAATCCGTTTATCGAATACTATAATCTTGTCCATTATGTATTTTATTCTATCAGATTCTGGTTGATGGACTAGAACTTCATTCGACTGATATATTCTTAATTCTATCCCAATATCAGCAGGATTCTTATGATACTCTAAACAAAATAGAGCTGCATATATTTCTAACTGATGAATTGAAACTGGCGATACACCTGTTTTTAAATCATGAATCCTTAACATATTTTGTCTAAAGGATATAGCATCAGCTGTTCCAAAACAATTATCAGAATAGAATAATGGTTGCTCTGGTGTCATCTTATAACCAATTGCATCGTTAACATATAAATTTAATGTCTTCTGGCTCTTAGGGAGTCTGACTCCAAGACGAATACATCTACATGCAAAGTCATGAAGTTCAGTTCCTTTTTGTGTGGCCAGAAATTTAATATACGCATTGCTAAGTTTTTCTTCATCATAATTTACCCAATGATGTTTACTTGCACTTAGAAACGCGTGCTGACCTTCTAGGTTTAAATGTTTGTTGAAGTTCATCTAATACCTCCTCCTTATTTTCAGGACTGATGAAACTTGCATACGACATCTTACCAAGTTCTTGTACATAATATTCTTGATTTGGTTGTCGACTTGCTTTTTCACTTCGCTTGCATTCTAAAGCGGCCCACATGTTTTTGAATAAAATAAGTAGATCAGGAATGCCTTGAATATAGTTTGGGTCATTCTTTAGAACATAACAACCAGGAAACATATTTTTAATTTCCTTAATCAGCCCAGCTTGAAAATCATTTTCTTTTTTAGCCATAAATATGCCTCCTCACAAAAATATTAAAAGGGATAAGTGTAAGCACATTCTATCCCTTTCTATTATAGCATATGTTTTTCACGCGAGCTAAAATTTAATAGATTTATTTTCATTAAAGTCCGATTTGTTTTTTAATGCTTTATGAATTGCCTGATCAATATATGACTTAGATCTTAAATGGTAATAATATAAATCAGTGAATGGAGTATTTAGCCTGTCTATTCTTCCAGCAGACTGAGCCATAATTTTATATGAATAGTTTTGCGAGAAGAAGGCAATAGCATTTGTCTCGATACAATTCCATCCTTCAGCACCAGACATATACTGAACAAGATATATCCACTTTTTTGTTTTTGGTATAACTTCATGCTTATGCCCATTCCATTCTGAATATGTAATTTTATTAGACTTGCAAAATTCTCTCAGCATTTCTAACTCATAATTAAAATTATAAAAGACTATTAATTTATTATGCTTAAGATATAAATCTTTAATAGCAGATATTCTACTCATATCACTGTTAACTAATTTTCTCATAGCGAAGCATAATTCACTAACATCTTTAATTGGTCTGTTCTCAAATATATTCCATCTCTTATTTATAATCTTATCAAATTTATCTTTGTCATATTTAACTATAACATCTTCATCATGTGGTGTTGTTGGTTTTGCATATGGCATTTCTACTGTTATCATAGTTTTTAATTTCTGTAATCTTCCGGTTTCAATATATTTATCTATTTTTGGGAATTTAGAAAATCTACTATACACAACATGTCTTCTTATAAACTCGGTTCTATTTTTATAAAAGCCATTGGCAACGAACACGGGTACATAATCCATCCATGTATCGCCAGGTGTCGCGCTTAATAATATCCATCGATTACTTTTTGTAATCTTGAGAAATGACTTTACCCATGCACCTGACCCAACAACTCTTTGTTCATCAAATATAAAGAACGCATTCTTAACATCCACATATTTACCAATGTTATTCCATGAGTCGACAGCAACTTTAACTCCGCAGAAACTAGCATCTCTGTCTTTCGAGAGAGCAAAGGGAGCACATTCCTGTTCCCAATCTAGTGTGTCTCTTTTTCGAGCCGTGGTAATAATATATAAATCTTTCGGCTTTTTCATTGGAGTGAAATCACCTTTGCCATTTGTTTTTATTCCACCCTCACACTCTTTGAGGAAATAATAGGCTAAAGATGTTCTTGATTTACCAGACCCAACTCCACCTCTAAGGATGGAGCCAGATCTTAGTTTTTCAATTGCTATCTTCTGATGCTCATAAAGATTAATCGCCATTCTCTAATGAGTTAGCCGCTGAATCGGGAACATCATAATATTTTTCTTCAAATTCATCTTCAACAATAGTTACATACATTGTCTTAATATATGCTTTAACTCCGCCTTTACCATTAACATCCCAATTATATGGTCTAATGATTAAATCCACATTTTCTATCTCAGCCCAGTCAAGAATATCAATAGACTGTTCATCCATAGGAGTTTTACTTTTCTTAGTAACTAATATAATTTTAGGAGGAATATTATCGAAGCTCACAGCTACTTGTAAATATGCTTGTGATTCTTCAGCTTCATCTCTAGGTTGAAGCCATCTAACATTCCAACCATCTTCTTCTAATTCTTTAGCTAAATCTGTTTCCAAGAAGACGCAGAAGTTTCTACGCCCAGCTGGATTAAATTTACCTTCTTTACCGCTAAAGTTACGGAACCCTATTCTCGCATTTTCTATAACTATGTTTTTCTTTACCATTATTATTCTCCTTTCAAAATCACATCACTCACATCAAACCCTAAACCACAATCGCAGTGGAATTGGTCATTGTGCAAGTTAGGACATTCAGTACAAGATTTGTATTTTTCTTCACCACATGGTAGTTGCCATGGGGCTTTTGGTTTTCCATGATATTCTTCATCAGCAACAAACCATTCAAAGTCTCCAAACTCAGATATATCAGCAATGGCCTGATTCACTAATTCATTATAGTAGTTCCTATCAATGTCGTCTTCTTTTTGTAAAGCTTTAACGACTTCTGATTCCATCCATCTATATCCTTTAGTACCTGTTACAGCATAGTACTTATCATTTTGGAGTCTCATTAATTCTCCTCCACCACAGCCAGGTAGCACAGGAGTGAAACATCCAGCTTTACCTATGAAGTGATAATTATGTTCTCCTTCTGCCAAATGTTCGTTTAAATCTAAATACATAGCAGACTTAACAGTTTTAGTTTCACACATATCTTCAAACACAATAGGTTCTCTGCTAAATAAAGTTTTGAATACATACGGTTGAGCAAACTGTGCTCCGGTAGCAGTCCAAGTGCCATCTTTATATTTTGCAATATATACGGCATCATTAACTAAACACATCTTATCATAAGTCGCCTCGTGCTCAAATGTATAGCCATACTTCTTACCGAACTCCATAACGAAATCTATAATCTCTGGAGTAGCATCTGGTATTTTAATTGAGTCTGTCTTAATATGTGCAACAGTAAATCCTTTCTCCTGAACAGCATGTTTTAGGTCAACCATAAACAATGCTCCTGCTTTAGCACAAATATTATCTTTGTTACGAGGATCCTTAAATGGGTTATCGAATGATGCTGATGTTAAACCATAAACAATATTAATCGCTATCTTTAACGCATATGATAAATCCTTTGACATACTTTCGTCATCTAAATATTTAGCAAGTTTGCCATCCAACATTTCTCTGGCTCTGTCATAGTCTTTATGTTTAATTGCTATACGCGCTTCTTTTATTTGACTAAAGTTTTTAGTATATGGCCCAAACATCTTTAAGTTTTCTATAGTTGAAGGGTGCATGGACGCAATATCCAGTAATGCCACATTGCCATACATACCTGGTTCTGCATAAACATATCCACCTTCGCCAGTAGTCTCACCTCTATATGTGCTTTTACCATTCTCAAATTTATAACCAGGGAATATATTACTTAAATCGGTATAGATAAAGCTGCTTTTATAATTCTTATCTTTACCAAATACTATTCTCGCTGTATGTTGTTGAGTTGTGTCGTTTGGAGTTAGCCCACTTAAGTCTGCTAGGATTTGTCTTCCGACCCAGTCAGCTTTTCTAGCATTGAATACTGCTTCTGTTGCAATAACATCATTATCACAATACTCAGCAACTTCAACCCATTTTTCTTCTGGTACCGGTTCATCCCAAGGTAGTCCTAATTCTTGGTGGTGAATTCCTAACTCTATTTCGAACTTCTTTAGAGACTGTTTTACAGATGAGAAATCATACACATCAGTATAAGATATATTATACGCTTCCCCAAATAAACAATTACGACTCTCGTTAATTATTCTTTGGCTTAGATTGAATAACTGCATGTTATCATAGCCAATATATCTTGCATAAAGAATATGGTTATCATAACGCCTGCAGTTAAATCCTACTAACTTCATCTTTAATAATTTTTCAATATCTTGAGATGAGGGGTTTATCATTCTAACACATTTATTATCCGCGCCTTCATATTTCCAGTTTACTAAGAATAGATTAGGAAATACTTCCACATCGAAGAATACCAATTTATCATTTTGGCTTTCATCAGGTATACTATACTCTTCAGATTTAAATTTCATTTGACTCACCAGTTTAACACAATAGTCAGCTTGGTTTGTACTGTTGTTAGCGAATGCTAATATCTTAGGTCTCATATCTGTAATGTCATAGCATAGACCAGAGTTATAAGCATCCTCTAGAATTTTATATATGAAATCCACACTAGGTTTTGTTCCTGGATGAATTTCTTTATTGAGGTTTCGTTTTATCAATTCTCGGAGTGACCTCTCACTCTTTACTGCTTCAAAATTAATCATTTTTTCTCCTTTCAAGGGTAGTCCACTATTTATAGTCGCTATAGGTATATTGTTACATTTGCTAAGTCTTCTTCTAAGAGAACTCTTACCAGTAAATACTTTAATTTCTATACCTTCGGAATATACTCTACTTAGTTTAGCAGGATCTCCTGTATAGAAATAATGTAAATGTATACCATTACCGCCTTTACTAAACTCAGCATAAGTAGCAGGCCATTTACTAGCTGCTGCTAAATTTAATTCTGCAGACTTATTTCCTTCAGCATCTTTTAAATCAAAGTCTATAACAATATGATTAATAGGAACTTTAACATAGTGAACCTGTTTTGTGTTAATATCGGCCAGTGTTGTTTTTACATCTGACCATTTTTTGCTTGGCGTTTCTTCCTTACTCGCATACTGAGCAGGGCAAGTTGCGCATACCTCATCAAATATAGAAACTGTATGGTCTAAAGTTAATGAGTCTGGATGCTCAACTGGTGTTTCCGAAGTTACTTGGAACTTATCAGATAAGAAACCAGAATATACACTACGCACTTGCTTGTTGTCTATACGAGTAACATCATAGAAGAAATTAAAGTAGTTCTTTAACTCTTCCCTAAATTTATGTCTTGGTAATTTAAAATCTACCAAGGCTTCATCGCAATATTGTTTATACATATCATAAGCTTGTGATAGAGTAACATTATCTTGTTCTTTGAAAATATAATAGTTAGCCTCAACGAAGTTAAAGAACACATCAGTTTGTAATATCATTTCTAAAGGTCTATAGTTTGAATAATAGTTTTTGCCCATTTTACGATATACTTCTAGACAATGATATGCTATAGCACCTAACTCGAAATCTATTTGGCTCATTAGAGCTTGATATCTTTTGGGTGGTATTTTATTCCCCGATGGCTTAACATCTATTAATCTTCTGATTATTCCAGACTTTGCATCTGTTATCTTAACTGGTCTATTAGTTGCCATGAATAAGAAACAGTTGGTTCTGGCCATATAACTTGGTTTATATTTTTCATTCATAGTCATCTCTTCATGGGATACTATTGAGTTTAATTTAGTATTATCCTCTATCTTTGATAAGTCGCCATCATGTTGGATAGCTACCAACGGATTAGACTTAAATACTTCTGTCGAGAAAGCATTCCCCGAACTAGTTAAGGCTTTTGCCTCGAATGATGTATAATATCCTGCGAATAGTTTTTGTATAATATTTAATATAGTCGACTTACCAGCCCCG